CCCCCCTGGCCCGGCACCCCCACCTGCCCCCGGCCCCGCGCGATCGGCGTGCCCTCGGCCGCGGTCTGGATGCGCATCCGGTCCACGCGGCCGGCCTCGACCGCCTTCGAGCCGCCACCCAGCAGGCGCTGGTCGATCACCCGGCCCAGGCTCGCGCCCACCGCCCGGCCGATGACGGCGCCCGAAAGCCCCAGAACCGTGCCGCCAAAGCCCGAACCCAGCGATGCCCCGACCGCCGCCAGCAGAATCGTCGCCATTGCGCCCTAACCTTTCCCTCAAAGAGGCGGAAACCGGAAACGTCCCGCAATCCGCGCCCGCCACGGCGCCGACAGCGGACTGTCCACCACCCCATGCCGGTCATAGGCATGGATGAAACGCGCCTCTGCACCAATTTCCGCCAATATTCCCAGATGCTTGGCGATAGCCCCGGCCCTCATGCGAAAGACCAGCACATCGCCCGGCTGCTCATCTTGGGCGGGCAGCAGATAGCGCCCCGCACCACCCAGGATAAGCTCGGTCCCGCCGACCTCACCCCAGTCGGGGGTATAGGCCGGCATAGGCTCGGGGTCGGTCCCGTAAAGTTCGCGCCAGATACCGCGCACCAGCCCCAGACAATCCGCCCCCGCCCCCCGAACCGATCCTTGATGAGCATAGGGCGTGCCGATCCACGCCCGCGCGGCCGCCACCGCCGCCAGTCCCGCAGCCACGCTCATCGGTTCACCTTGGGCGCGATCAGCCAATCCTCAGGAGGCAAATGAGGAAAGCCGCGAAAGTTCAGGTAATTGAGGAACTTCATCCGGCAAGTCTCGCCGCGCTTGTCGCAGCCGGCCACCAGCCGCACGCGGTCCCCGGCGACGGGTTGAATGCCCAGCGCCGTCCACAATTCAACCGCACGCCGGTTGCCCGGCTGGGCAACATCCGCCTTGACCATGGCCGACAGCCCCTCGGCAGCACCGGACAGCATGATCAGCCGGCCGTGCTCGAACCAACCCGGATCATGGCCCGCAATACCCGAAAGCGTCAGCCGCCCGCCCTCATCGGCCAGTACCACGCCTTCGGCCGAATAGCCGGGCTTAGACAGATCAAATCGGCATTTGCCGTCGCCCAGCACCGCCGAGCAGCGCGGGTGATAGACCCGGCCCTGCGCCTTGTTCAAAGGTTCGGAAAGTCCGCGCAACTCGGCACTAAAAGCCGCGCCACTGCGCACTACCTCGCCCAGATGGCCACGAAAGATCAGCTGCCGGTTAGCAGCGTTAGACCAGTCCACCTCCCACAGGCGAACCTCGGCACTGTCCCAGCGCCCGGCCATCAGGTCCTGCTCGGTGATCGCGGCATCCGACAGCGCGCCCATGGCTTCGCTGTTGTCAACCGACAGGCCAAGGCCCTGCACCAATGCCCGCGCACTCAGCCCTGAATCAGGGCGGAAGGTGATATCCTCAAAGCCCAGTTCCCGGTCATGATCGGTAAAGCCAAGCTCCAGCCCGTCGCGCCGCCGTACCGCCCATGCGCGCGCAATTGTCCCGCTCATGGCCGCACCTCCACCACCGGGACCTGAGGCAGCTCGCCCGCCTGAAACGAAGCGACCGACACCGCGATACGGTCGGCGTCAAAGCGCACCGGTACGTCGAACTCGAACCCCGCGGTCACTACGGCATCCGCCTCGGGCGGCGCGGCAAAGGTAATGATCCCCGTGGCCGTATCGACCTCGAAATCGACGCCCTCGCGCTTTTCGACATGCCCCACGCCGGCACGCACCGTGCCCTCGACAGGCTTGATCACCGGGCGCCGATAGCGACCGACCCCCGAGGCATATGCTTTGCACAGCGCAAATTCACGCTGCATCCCATCGCCGATCCCGATCTCCTGATCCTGAAAGGTGACCTCGGCACTTGGGATGCATGACTTGTAATCGGCCCAGTCCTTCCAGCGGAAACCATGCATCTGCCCCGCCCGCGCCTCGAAAAAGGCAATCAGCGCCGCGACATCGTCAAGCGAGCGCAGGCCAAGCCCCGCATCATAGCGCCGCCGCGAATGCGCCCATGGGGTGCGGCGCTCTTCGTAACCGTTGGTCAGCGCGACGATCTCGGTGCGCCGCTCAGGCCCCCCGACCGAGCCAAAGGAAAGGCTCGCCGGAAATCTGATCTCATGAAATGCCATTGCTCACCCGTTTCTTTCCCCGCGCGCCAGAATGCGGCCAAGCTGCGCGGCAATCTGGCTTTGACTACGCTGGAACCCCGTGACATCGGGGGTCGAGACATTGAAGGTCACATTCACCGGCCGCCCGCCGTCCGCCGCCGCGACACCCAGCCGACCATCAGCACTGCGGCGCAGGGGCATGATCGCCTCGGGTCCGGCCTCGCCCATCAGCCCGGTCGCGCCGCGCATTGGGAAAAAGGTCGGCTGACTGACCACGCCACCCCGGGCAAAGGGCATGACCCGACCCTGCACAAAGGCCGCGCCATCCCGAAAAGGCAGCACCGCCGAGACCATCCCGTTCACACCCTGCGCGATGGCTCCGGCCAGCGCCTGTTCGACCGGCTTCATCGCCAGGGAAAAGGCGGTATCCGCCATGCTGCGCGCGATGCCTTTCAGAGCCTCGCTCAGCTTCATGCCGTCAAAAACCAGTCCCGAGAACGCACGGCGCAGCCCGGCACCGATGCCAAAGGCCAGCGTGCTGGCCTCGCGGTTGGTGTAAAGCATGGTCTCGCGCAGGCGGGCCAGTTCAGCGTCAAAGGCTGCCGTCAGCCGGGCATTCTCGTCCAGCCCCTTGACCAGCGCCTCTTGTTCGTCCTCGTCGAGCGGGCCAAGCCCGTCCCTGTTCGTCACCACCGCCGCCTCCTTTTTTCTCATGCTGACCGACAGGCCGGTCAGGATAGCGCGCGGCCAGTTCGGCCAGCCGCGCACGCGTCATCGCGCCACCGCCGTGCGCCGGGTCGACGCCCAGCATCAGCGCCAGCTCGGCCGGGGTCAGCGTCCAGAACTGCCCGGGGGTAAGGCCCAGACCGCCCAGACGTGCGGGGCCCAGCCCGGCACGCAAAAGCCCGGGCCAGTCCAGCCCGCCACTCATGTCCCCTCGATCCGAAAGGCGCGCGACAACAGCGCCGCCGCCGCATGAGCAGCCGCGACCGGCCCGCCGCGCAGATCGGCCAAGGCCAGATCATCCATGCCGCCCGTCCAGCCGCCGCCGCGCAGACCCGCAACCAGAACAGCCATCACGTCACGACTGGAAAAGCGGCCACCCTCGAACCGCTCGACCAGCGCGATCATGCTTTCGGCGCCCAGCTCGGCCTCAAGCGCAGCCAGCGCGCCCAGGGTCAGTCTTGCGACATGGCGCTGACTGCCCAGCCAGATCTCGACCTCACCCGCAAGCGGGTTGATGCCGTCAAAGCGCGACAAAGCTGATCGGGCCCGCGCTTGCCAGGGAAATCTCATAGGTTGCCTCGCCATTGTAACTACCCGCATATTCCAAAGCCGTGATCTGGAACGCCCCCTCGACCGTGCCGAAATCCGGGATCACCACCTGAAAGCGCGGCACCTCGCCATCAAAAAAGACCTGCCGCGCACGCTCATCCGTCGTGCCATCACGGAACACACCCGAGCCCGAGATGCTGGCCGAGCGCACCCCCGCACCCGCCAGCAGTTCGCGCCAGCGACCCTCGCTTTCCAGGCTCGTCACATCCACAGTCTCGGCATTGAAACCCAGCCGGGTCGCCCGCAGGCCGGCTATGGTTTCGAAATGACCGTCGCCGGTCATATCCATCTTGATCAGCAGGTCGCGTCCGTTCTGAACCGCCATCACCGTTTCTCCTCATCCAAGGTCGATGCGCGCGCGAAAGGTCAGATCGACCCGCCGCCCCGCGCCTTTTTCCGTCCGTCGTGCCCGGGCACGCAGGAACCACAGCCCCGCCAGATGGCCACACCCGATGGTCATGCCCGCACTTTCCAGTGCGTCGCAGACCGCAGCAGCAGCCGCCTTGACCGTCGCGAAACCGCCGGTCTCATCAGCCCCCGACAAGACCGAGACGGTCAGGTCATGCACTGCCCCCGCCCCGGTCATGTCGCCCGCATCGCGCGCTTCTTCGGGACCCAGCGCGACATGAACCCCTGCCGGGGCCGAAACCGGCATCGCGTCATAGATCGCGTCCCCGACCAGTTCGCGCAGCGCCGCATCATCGCGCAGCACCTGATAAACCGCCGCCTGCAAGGCAGCCGTTGCCCGGTAGCTCATGCCGGAATCTCCTCTTGCGCGATACAGACCAGCCAGCGCCCCCCGGGGTCGCTTTCGGCGACTGCGTCGATGCGAAAGCGCCGCGCCTGCGCGCCCTCACCCAGTCGCAACCTCTGCCCGGGGCGCGGGCGGCGCGTATCGCCCGCAGGCGCTGCCCTGACGGTGATCCGCCAGGTCACGACGCTCTGCGTCCCCAATGCGGCGACACGTTCACCACCCGCGCCCGAGCGCATCTCGGCCCAGATCCGCCCGACCTCCTGCCAGGACTGGCGAAAGCCGCCCATCCCGTCGGGCAACCGGGCCGAGGATTCCACGACCAGCGGCACTGTCATGCGTGGCGTGCTCATGCACCGCCACGCGAATTGCCGCGCCCTCCCAGCACCCGGACAGAGCGCCAGCGTTCAATCAGCACACTGACATCGAAAGGCAGCGCACTCTGGGTGCCCTCAAAACTGCGGTCCTCGTGATAATGCGCAGCCAGCATCAGCGCCGCCTGCGCCAGATCAGCCGGAACCCGGGACCAGTCAGCCCCGAAACCAGCCAGAAAGCTGATCGTCACGCATCCCCCGTGCGGGACAGATGGCAGAAAAACGCCCACCGGCTTCAGCACCGGTCGTTGCATATCCCGCACCAGCCGATAGCGCGCAGGATCAAGCACCGTCCCTGCCCCCGTGGCGTCAAGGATCTCAACCCCCTCGACCGCCTCGACCGGGGCCAGTGGCAGCGGCTGGCCCTGCGTATCTCGCCACCGCTCCAGCTGCAGCCGAAACCGCCGCGTCAGCAGCACCTTGCCGGTACGCGCCTCGATTGCGGCAATGGCAGCGCGCAGATAGCCCGCCAAAGCCGCGGTCTCGGCCACATCCTCA